AGGTGTGATATGAATGATCAGCAGCCTGTAGACATGACTTCTGAAGAACAGGAACTCCTAGAGTACCAGGAATGGATGAATCACATGGAACAAGTCTTTGGAGATCGGGAATGAAGAGCATGCATAAGATCGTTGTGGAGTACTTTGGTGAAGAGGTTCCGTTGTTTGTGGGGTGTGAGGATCAAGCAGTACAGTTGACCATCGCAATCCAGAACTGCGGTTATCAAGCACTGTATGTTGGGTTCCACCCTGCCACCAAAAGGACTCCTGAACAGGACCAAATCGTCGCTCGTTTGATCGACGAGGCGTTTAACGACCACAATTCCTTCGTATAATCCCGGGGGATTTCCCCGGTTGACATTAATTCCCAATTATGTGATAATGTCCCTACAGTGAAAAACAAGGGAATTGAAATGTCCAAGTTCATCAAGTCAGAATTCAACTATCACGGTGGCTTTCTTACCTACACTGACAATGGTCAGCGCAAAGTTGTTGCTCGCTTCAAGTATCGTGGTCCGGTCACCAAAGCGAAGTTCCTTGCTGAGCTGATCAAGAATCACACCGTTGAAGGGTACTTCGCTAAGATGGAAAATGAGCGTATGGCTCCTCTGGATATCCTGCGGCAAGCCAACCGGAGCTGGTATGACGCTTGCCTGGCGCAGTTTCGCGCGAAAATGGGCAGGTAAAAATCGGTTGACATTAAATCCGAATTAACGGATAATGTACCTATTGTGAATGAGAAGAGATTTGTGATGAAGATTGAATTTGTGAATGGTAAGTATGTGGCTAAGAATGCTGCTGGTCGTGTTGTTGCTCAATCAAGCAGCAAGTACTACCTGAAGCGGAAACTTGCTCAGCAAGAGCAAGTGGTTGAGCAACCTGCAGAAGACAATCCTGCTATCAAGTTTCCGATCAACCAGCGATTCAACTTCGTTGAGCGTCTGGTCAAGATGGTTGGTCGTGGTACGACTGCATCGGCAGTCGTTACTGGTGAAGGCGGCTTGGGTAAGTCGCACGTCGTGATCAATTCGCTGAAGGCTCTTGGTCTGCAAGATATGTCAGATCAAGACGAGAGCTTCGTTGTCAACACTCGGAAGATGTTCCGTGTTGTGAAAGGCTTCTCGACTGCTCGTGGCCTGTACAGCATCCTGTATGAGAACCGTAAGTCGATTATCGTGTTCGATGACTGCGATTCGATTCTCAAAGACGAAGACGCTGTTAACCTGCTCAAGGGTGCTCTCGATAGCTACGATAAGCGTATCATCACTTGGAACAGCATGCGTGCTGATGATGACATGCCCCGTTCGTTTCAATTCGAAGGTGGTGTGATCTTCATCTCGAATCGTCCGATGAATAAGATCGACCAAGCACTTCGCACTCGTTCGATGTGTGTTGATCTGTCGATGACTCTTGATCAGAAGATCGAGCGTATGGATGTAATTATGCACGAGAGCGACTTCCTGCCGGATGTTGCGATTGCGTTCAAGAAGGATGCTCTGAAGCTGATTCAGAAGCACAAGACTGCTGCACGTGAAGTGTCGCTGAGGACTCTGATTGCTGTTGCCAAGATTCGTGCTGAAGGCGATAGCGATTGGGAAGATTTGGCCACCTACGCCCTTACGGCGTAATGGAGAAGTTGATGAAAAATCGATTTCATAATATACTATTCAAACGCGAGACCCCTTTCAAGTCGAAATCAGTACCACTGAAGAACCGATACAATCGTAAACTGAAGAACAAGAAAGCCAATGAACAATATCTTTGAACAGCTCGCTGCGAACAGCAGCCGTAACTTCAAGATTGATTTCCTCACCCAGAACAAAGACAATGATACTCTGAAAAGGGTTATCTTCCTTGCTCTGGATCCATTCACACAATTCTACATTCGCAAGATCCCCTCGTACTCACAAACCTACAAGATGACGTTTGGTCTCGAGTGGGCGCTCGACGAGCTGCAGAAGTTCTCAAAACGAGAGCTGACTGGCAATGCTGCAATCGAACACTTGAAGTACATCTTGTCAAGCGTTAATGAAGATGATGCGAAAGTGATTGAGCGGATCATTAGCAAGGATCTAAAGTGTGGAGTTAGTGAGGCTACTGTGAACGCCGTGTGGCCTGGATTGATTCCTGAGTATCCCTGTATGCTTGCCTCAGCTTATGATCAGAAATTAGTCGATAAGGTTAAATTTCCGGCCTATATCCAACTCAAGCTGGATGGTATGAGGTTCAATGCTATCGTTAAGAATGGCACTGTGCAGTTTCGGTCTCGTAATGGAAAGGAGATTGACATCGCCGATCCTCTATTCGCACTTCCGTTTATTCACCTTGCTGCGTTCTATAAATCCGACGTGGTGTTTGATGGCGAGCTTCTTGTTGTTGATAGTGCTGGTAAGACTCTTGATCGTAAGACTGGTAATGGAATCCTGAACAAAGCTGTTAAGGGAACCCAATCTAAACAAGAAGGGTCGATGGTTCGAGCAACCGTGTGGGATGCTATTCCACTTGATGCGTTCGAGCAAGGGATCTATAAAGTGTCTTATGATGACCGGGCACAGAAACTTCATGCAGCGATTAATGATCTCAATTCCAGCAGTTCAGGTATCGCTTTCCTAGTATCAATGGCACCAACGTATCCAGTGAATGGTGTGTATGAAGTGCAGAAGTACTTCGAGAAATTTCTTGCACTCGGTCAAGAAGGTATCATCCTCAAGACAAAAGAAATGATTTGGGAGAACAAGAGATCCAAACACCAAATCAAGTTCAAGGGTGAGATGGAGTGTGATTTGAAAGTCGTTGATTGGGTTGAAGGGACTGGAAAGAATGTTGGACGTATGGGTGCTCTTGTTGTTGAGTCTGCTGACGGTTTTGTCAAAGTCGGTTTGGGTACGGGCTTTAGTGATGCTGATCGTATGGCTATTACTCGTGCTGACGTTGGACGGATCGTTGCCGTCAAGTACAATGCCCGAATCACCGACAAGCGTACAGGTCTAGATTCTTTGTTTCTTCCCGTGTTTGTTGAATTCCGTGACGACAAGAATGTTGCTGACAAATCTAAGGATATCAAATGACGACTGTACTGACACGCCGAGCACTTGAAAAGTTTGACTTGAACAACAAAGATCATATACAATTGTATAGAGATTTTCTGATCTCATCGAAGTGGACAAATGGTTGCCCATTCGCATTGGAATATCCATGGGCAAATGTTCCAGACATGATCAAAGATAAGCTCGTGAAGTTTTATCTAAAAGTTGAGGAGTGAAGTTGTACACTAATGTATACCGAAAAGGTAATTATCTCTATGTAAGGGGAGTGGAGGATGGACGGAGGTTCAGCCGGAAGGTTGACTTCCGTCCAACTATTTGGACAGAGGGTAAAGTCAAAGACGCTACTGGCAAATGGCATACACTCGATGGAAAGATTGTCTATGCACTCCAGCCTGGTACAATGTATGATACAAAAGACTACCTACAAAGGTATTCTGACGTACACGGTATGGCTCTGTATGAGTCTCCTGGCCATGTGTATCAATGGATCGCCGAGAACTATCCAGAAGAGATTGTATGGTATCCTAAAGACATCCAAGTATTCACACTAGACATCGAAACGCAAACAGAGTATGGATTTCCTGATCCTAACACTGCTGGTGAGCAGATCATTCTTCTAACTATCAAGGACACTCGTCACGAGAAGTTGATTACTTGGGGACTTGGACCATTCAAGAACAATCTTAAGCATGTTGAGTATCGACAGTTTGATACAGAGCAAGGCCTGCTGAAGGACTTCATTGTATGGTGGCAGCAGAACTATCCTGATGTGGTTACAGGATGGAACATTACAATGTTCGACATTCCATACCTATACAATCGGATGTGTCGAGTGCTAGGAGAGACGCTAGCAAACAAACTCAGTCCTTGGGGACAAGTTAGTCCTCGTGAAATCAATTATGGTAATCGTAAGGTCACTGTGCGTGACATTGCAGGTATTGCTGATTTGGATTACCTGGATCTATACAACAAGTTTACTTACACAGCCCAAGAAAGCTATAAACTAGATCACATCGCATTCGTGGAGCTTGGTGAGCGTAAGGTAGAGAATCCTGGAACGACATTCAAAGACTTCTACACTAATCATTGGCAGACGTTTGTAGAGTATAACATTCGAGACGTTGAGCTTGTTGACAAACTCGATGCTAAGATGAAGTTGATGGACCTTGCTCTAACGATTGCATATGCAGCGAAAGTTAACTATGAGGATGTGTTCAGTCCAGTAAAGACTTGGGACATCATTATCTACAACTACCTCAACGAGCAGAAGATTGTTGTCCCACCTCGCAAAGGTGGCGAGAAGACCGAAGCGTACGAAGGTGCTTTCGTTAAAGATCCATTGGTTGGTAAACATAACTGGTGTTGTTCATTCGACTTGAATTCGCTGTACCCTCATTTGATCATGCAGTATAACATGAGCCCCGAGACTATTACGGATCTGAGATTGAATGTATCTGTCGACAGTCTTCTTGATAGGCAGTGTGATCTGCAGGAAGCATATGATAATGACTATGCTGTTGCAGCTAATGGTTGGTGCTTCAGGCGCGATAAGAAAGGCCTGTTGCCAACTCAGATGCAGTTGTATTACGACAAGCGAGTGATCTATAAGAAGGAGATGCTGAAAGCGAAGCAAGAGTACGAGAATACAAACGATCCTAAGTGGAAGATGGAGATCAGTAGGCTAAACAATCTCCAGATGGCGATGAAGATTCTTTTGAACAGCGCTTATGGTGCTTGCGGGAATGCATACTTCCGATACTTTGATACTCGTATTGCTGAAGGGATTACTATCAGTGGTCAGCTATCAATTCGTTGGATTGCCAACAAGCTAAATGGTTATCTAGACAAGATTCTCGACGACAAGAAAGATCGAATTGTCCTAATCGATACAGACTCGGTTGTTCTGACACTGAACGATTTGGTCAACAAGTTCTTTAAGGGACAATCAACAGACAAGACTATTCGGTTCATGGATAAGTTTGCGGAAGATAAGATCCAACCGTTCCTCGACAAATCTTATCAAGAGCTTGCCGACTATGTGAACGCATATGAGCAGAAGATGCAAATGAAGAGAGAGAATCTCGTCGATGTGATGATCAGTGTTAGCAAGAAGCGGTATGTGATGTCTGTTCACAATAGTGAGGGTGTCCAATACAAGGAACCTCAACTAAAGGTGATGGGACTGCAGATGGTCAAGTCAAGTACTCCTAACGTGATCAAGGAGAAGTTGAAAGATTCGTTGCCAATCATCCTCCACGGCCAGGAACAAGATGTTCAACTGTATGTTGCTGACTATAAGACTGCATTCAGGAATCTGGATGTTGAGAGTATTGCATTCCCTCGAGGTATCACTGATGTGCAAAAGTATGCTGGAAAAGACATCTACGTGAAAGGTACGCCAATCCATGTACGAGGTGCATTGATGTATAATCATCTAGTGAAGTCGATGCAGCTAGACAAGAAGTATCCTCTGATCAAAGACAAGGATAAGATCAAGTTTGTATACCTTAAGACTCCAAATCCAATCGGCGAAGATTGTATTGCGTTCGTGGACAAACTACCTGCTGAATTTAATTTGACAGAATATGTAGATTATAATAAGATGTTCGAGAAGACGTTTCAAGATGCTGTCCAGAACATTCTGGATGCTCTAGGTTGGTCTGTAGAGCAAAGAGCGACTCTCGAGGATTGGTTTGCATGAACAAACGTAACTTGAAACTCATACATGAGTTTATTCAGAAGAAGGGGGATGAGATCCAATCGATCCTTCCTCCTCTTCCTGGTCATCCTGTACGACAAGCTCAGGCTCATCTGTACAAGGAGATCAAACTCAGGTTTGGAGTTCCAGTTGCAGAGCTTGGTGATGGTCGGTTTGATGAAGTAATGAGATTATTGCACATTTGTGTTGAACATGCAGCTGATCCTGGTATTAGAAAGTATTTGGAGTGGGTTGTTCCTGAACAGCCTAAGTCAACATTGGAGGAATGGTTTGATGAAAACACATACAATAAGGAAAGACAATGAAGGTTCTAAAGTTTTACGCTGATTGGTGTAGTCCATGCAAATCACTATCAAATGTGATTGCTGGGATTCCTGATCTAAAGATTGAAATCGATAACATTAACATTGAAGAAGATGTTGACGCTGCTGTTGAATATACGGTTAGATCAATTCCCACCTGTATTCTCTTAGATGATCAAGGTAAAGAGATTCGACGTGCTTCAGGTGGCATGACAGCAGAAGAGTTTAAGAAATTTGTTGGAGAATGATATGAGTCTATTGGATAAAATTAAGAAGAACTCTACAATCAAGGATACCGCTATCCTTGCACAAAGTAAGTTCTTCACAAAGAAGGATATGATTCCTACAAGCGTACCCGCAATTAATGTTGCACTGTCGGGTAGGTTGGATGGAGGTCTAACTCCTGGATTGACTATGTGGGCTGGTCCATCTAAACATTTCAAGACAATGTTCAGTTTGATCATGGCGAAAGCGTACATGGACAAACACCAAGATGCTGTCGTATTGTTCTATGATTCAGAGTTTGGTACACCACAATCGTACTTTAGCACACTTGGCATTGATACTGATAGAGTAGTTCATACACCTATCACTGATGTAGAGCAGTTGAAGTTTGACATCATGCAACAACTTCAAAACATCGAGCGAGGTGAGCATGTAGCAATCATTATTGACTCTATTGGTAACTTGGCTTCGAAGAAAGAAGTTGAAGATACTCTCGAGCAGAAGTCAGTTGCCGATATGTCGCGAGCTAAGCAGATCAAGTCTTTGTTCCGAATGATTACACCACACCTGACAATCAAAGACATTCCAATGGTTGTAGTCAATCACACCTACAAAGAGATTGGTCTGTATCCAAAAGATATTGTTGGTGGTGGTACTGGTTCATATTACTCAGCCGATAACATCTTCATTCTTGGACGGCAACAAGAGAAGGATGGCACCGAACTAGCAGGATGGAACTTTATCATTAACGTGGAGAAGTCGCGATATGTCAAGGAAAAATCAAAGATTCCTATTACTGTTAAATTTGATGGTGGTCTGTCTCGCTGGTCTGGTCTTCTTGACATGGCTCTAGAAGCTAAGATTGTAATCAAACCTACCAACGGATGGTATTCGCGTGTTAACACAGAAACTGGAGAAGTTGAAGACAAGAAGTACCGTCTGAAAGAAACGGACACCAAAGACTTTTGGATGCCAATTCTGATGGACAAAACTTTCCAGGAATGGGTCAAGAACAACTATCAAATTAGTGCTGGTCAACTAATGTCAGACGAGGAAATCGATGAAGCCCTACAAGGTAGTGAATGACCAATGGATTGAGTTGACAGAGGGGCCGTATGAAGGTATAATTTACAAGTACGGTCGTGTCCAACTAATCGAAGAAGATGACACTCTTCGTGTTAGGTTTGAATATCAATTGGCTGATGGTACAAGGTTGGATGACAAGTTTGTACAATACATTGGCCCAATTCTTTCAGAGATGATTGAAGAAGGTCTTCTTAAGAACAGCATTGTTTATACAGGTGGAGTCGAACTCGATGAGAATCGAAGTTAAAATTTTATCATCACTGATTCATAACGAGGAGTACACTCGCAAGGTGGCTCCTTTCATTTCTCCAGCTTACTTTCAAGAGAAACTAGAGAAGTGTATTGCTACTGAAATTGTAGCCTTCTTTGAGAAGTACAACAAGCTTCCGACACAGGATGTGATTAGCATCGAGCTTAGTAATCGTAAAGATCTGACTGACAAAGAGCTTGCAGAAGCTCAGCGAATTGTGTCTTCATTACATCCTGACAGAACTAATCTTGATTGGCTAATTGAGCATACAGAGCAGTTCTGTAAGAAGCGAGCTCTGTACAATGCAATCTTACAATCAATCAAAGTCATTGATGGTACGGACACGAAGTTAACAGATGAAGCTCTCCCTAAGCTCCTACAAGATGCTTTGACTGTGTCTTTTGACCAACACGTCGGCCACGACTATATTGATAATGCAGATGATCGATATGAATTCTACCATCGTGTAGAGGAGAAGGTTGCATTTGATCTCGAGATGATGAACAAGATCACTGCTGGTGGTCTTTCCAAGAAATCCTTGAATATCGTTCTAGCAGGTACTGGAGCCGGTAAGTCTTTGTTTATGTGTCACGTGGCAGCAAGTACTCTAATGCAAGGGAAGAATGTACTATACATTACACTAGAGATGGCTGAGGAGAGGATTGCTGAACGGATCGATGCCAATCTGATGAACTTGTCGATGGATGATCTTAAGAATGTCGACAAGAAGTCATTCGAAAATCGAGTATCAAGGATTGCTGGAAAAACTCAAGGTAAGTTGATCATTAAGGAATATCCTACTGCAGGAGCTCATTCAGGGCACTTTCGAGCTTTGATTGAAGAGTTGAAGTCCAAGCGTGATTTTAGCCCAGATCTGCTGATCATCGATTATTTGAACATCTGTTCTAGTGCTCGCCTCAAGATGGGTGCTGCTGTGAATTCATATACATATGTAAAGTCGATCGCAGAAGAACTTCGAGGCCTGGCTGTCGAGTATAGCATTCCACTTCTATCTGCAACTCAGACGACGAGAGGCGGCTACGACAATTCAGATGTAAGTCTAACTGACACTTCCGAGTCATTTGGTCTACCAGCAACTGCAGACTTAATGTTTGCTCTGATTAGGTCTGAAGAACTTGACGATCTCAATCAAGTTATGATCAAGCAGTTGAAGAACCGATATGCGGATCCTTCATACTACAAACGGTTTGTACTTGGTGTAGATCGATCAAAGATGAAGCTCTATGATGTGGAGGAATCTGCACAGAAGGATCTAGCTGATTCTGGCCAGGATGATGAGCCTGTATTTGATAAGAGCTCCTTTGGAAAACGAGCCAAACGTGAGCTTAGTTTTGATGGGTTCAAGTGATCATCGACACTCAACAAACCCGCTTCGGCGGGTTTT